TTCAGGAACGACAAAAATACGTGCTAATTCAACACCGCTAAATGTCTGATAATTGAAATTTCCGTATTGGGTTTGACCAGCAGGGATTGCCGTACCGCTTAACACCCCCATAAATGACCTTGACTTTGGCAACGTTTGATTCTCCCACAATCCACTTGTTGAATTATAGGTTAACGTTTGCCCATTGGTAGGTGAAGAGATAGCGACATTGTGAAGTTCTTGCAATTCGTAACCATTCTGCACACGTACGTACATACGACCCGCTGCCCCTGCGCTTGCCGTTGTGCAAAATCCAAGATAGACAAGATGATTAGGCGCAGTTGGTTTGACATTTGTTATAGTGCCTGCGGTTGCTCCTAAATAGATAGCATCTCCATCCGCAAAAGTTGAGGTTGGTAAGATGCTTAATCCATCAAGTAAACCATTCACAATTATTAATCCCTTCTGATTTGCAGCTATTGAAGATGACACCACCAATCCAACGGTCTGAGCAGATGTCGCATCTAAAGTATTATAAGCTAACTTAACTGTTAATCGGTCACCTTGTCCACCAAATGCGTAAACGGGTTGGCCTCTCGTTATTGTAACTGAATCCGCATTGGTAACGTATGAAATCAATGTGTTTGGCGCAGTTCCAATCACTTGGAATCCGTTTAATGTAGTGTTGTAAATGCAGAACATTTCTGCACCATCTACAATGTCACCACCTATTAACGCACCGTTGTTATTGCGATACAAAGTTTTTGCACCAAGTGAATTGATGTTCAAAGTTGCTCCCGTTGTATTGCCAGTAGCGAATCGAATTAGAAACGCATCTTGATCACTCAATGAAGTGATACCACTTATAGTAGTTGTATAGGTATCCGTTCCCGAAGTTGTCCCCTTTGGGATGCCACTACCACCCCCACCGCCTGGAATAGTTTTCCAAGTGTTGTCCCCTGCGAGATAATCCGTAGAGGCTGCAGGATCGTTAGTGGTATATTGTAGCTTCTTCATTATTCGCCAATATAAGGAATGTCACAAGCGTTCCACTCATAATCTACTGTGATGTCAATGGACAATTGAACGCCAGTTAACACGTGGCTGAATTCTTCAATGAATGGCTGCGCACTAATTGGCTTACCCAATACAACCGACTCATCGAAGATTGTTCCGTTCTCCAACATATTAACGAAGTCACCTGCAAGTTGAATGCACTCGCTCATTGATTGACGTTGATATTCAGTCTTTAACTCCTTATCACGTGGTATGTCGGAAAAATAGACATCCCACGAATAGGTTAATGATCCCGCATCAAATGAAAATGAAGTTGGTGTCACGTGCATCCAAGGCCATTCGCCCTCCTTTTCTAAATCTGCCTGAGATATTTGTCCGTGTGTGAACCTACGTATCAATGCGTGGCTATTCGCAAATTGCTCGAATTTACCAATCACAACGTTATAAGTGTAAAGAGATGATGCGCTCATAATTATAAGTAGCTTTAGTGGTTCGTTTTAGACAACAATTGCTTTTGAAAATTAAAATAATCTATTCGATAAGATAGATGAGCAAATATGGTAGAAGCTTGCGTGTTAGTGATGGCATCAAACTTTGTCACATCCCTATCAGCTAACTCTTCTATAACGTGAAACCATCCGTATTTACTTGAGAGTTCTGATGTTGCAACGCCTCCTCCATCATCGTCATCGCCTCCTTCAGATTCCTCATCACTTCTGAATCCAAATACGCTAGCGAAGTGTTCACCAATTCTTTTTCGATAGTCGAAAAAAAAACCAACGCTCCATTTGCAATTGATAAAGGCATCTCATTGAACTCATCAGCATTTTTAAGGTGTGCCGAAGTGTAAGGCTCAATGCTATACTTATTGCCAAGTTGGTTGCTGATTGGTCTATAAAGGATGGCAAGTATCTTATTCAAGTTCTTGGGAAAGTCCTTGCAGTTGCTATCCAAGTCAAGCCACTCACCAAATGAGATAGCGTTAATATCAGGCACAAATCCGTAATCTTTCCACTTGTTCTGCTTGTTGGCTTGCGGCTGCTCAATGACTGCCTTAAATGCATTGATTGCATTTTGCAATTGATCAGGTGCTAACTGCCTGACAAAGTCTTTGGACTGTCCGAGAATAGCGGACACTTGGCTTACCTCATTACCTTCGTTTGAGATGAAGTCAACGTACTGCTTGACAGTGATTGTTGCGTAGTCAAGTGATACTTTTATCTTATTCATCTTCTCCCATTTGTTTAGAAATCAACTCCATCCATTCCTTGAATAAATCTTGTATTTCAGTTTTGGCAAGTCGCTTGCGTTGTGGAGATTGCTTTAACCACATTCCAAATAAGATGGCAATGGTGTAAGTTGATTGAGTTGTTGGGTTAACTTCTTGATGTTCCATCTAATCTAATTTTATTTGATTTTCATTTATGATTTCGTAAAACTTGGTGCGGAATTTATCCACTCCATCCAGTTGTTCAGGTGAAAGGTTTTGGCTATTGTACTTGATCCAACTCCTTAACTCCTGCTCCACCTCCCAAAACGTTACCCACAACTTGCGAGATTGTTGGAACAATTCAAGTTCCTCACGGTCTTCCTCCGTAAATTCATATATGACCTTCATAACTTTTGGAGTTCTAATTTCACCAACTTGTACCAATCGTAAAAGTCTTGTTCATCGCCTTCACTCATTGTGGGTATATCCAAAGTTAAAATGATATTGATATGGTGCATTGCACAGTTAACCGCACGTGCATAAACACTACCTTCATCTTCAGACATCTTTGACCTTACCATAGGCTTAAAGCTTCTGACTAATTCAGCAGCATATTCTTTTGGCTTCATAACTTATCCGATATTATTATTTGTACTGGCGCATCAGCATCACCAACAATCGTATTGCGTGCCTGCTTTGGTTTAAAGTATTCCAAAGTCTTGAGGTAAAGTTCAGATGCAATCATCTTGTCCTCATCGTTACGACTGCCCCAAAGCTTATTCAAAAAGTCATTGAACTGCTCCGCTTGTTGACCTGTAATTGATTCGCCCAATGCCTCCCATTGCTCGGTTCGTTTATTCTTTGAACCTACTGGCCTGCCACTTGCGTTATTCGTTTGTCCTTTTGGTAATCCCATTTGTTAAAATTTGATGTTTACAAATTATTCACAGTAATACATTCGAGTTGATTCCAAACCTTTAGGTATTTTAATTTCCTCAATCAATTCAATTTCACTATATGATATTCCGCATTCCCAAGGTCCGCATACCTCAAATCCATTATCAAAATATCCAACAATTAAAAGCTTATTATTTGATATTGCCCAAAAGTGTTGGCCTTCTTTTATTTCATCTATGTTTATCATATCTCCAATTTACTTTTAAAGTGATTTATTAGTTGCTCCATCTTATGGTCATAGTATTTAGTAAAGGTAAGGAATCCCTCCTTATCACTTTCCCATAGCTTATAAAGGATGTTTCTCAGTCTTTGACCATTACTCTTGCGCTCTATCTCAAAGTCCGCTTTTAAGTCATTAAGAATGTCCCTTTCATTAGTAGCAAATTCCTCTTCTTTTAGAGCGCAATAGACAAACGAATTTTGGAGAGAGAATATTTGGCCAGCTTGATCAGGTGTAAGTTCATTAGTACCAATCACAATGGCAGTAGTCCTATCCTTGCGAGATTTGATTGATTCGATTTGAGCGGGTAGAATAATCATTATAGTTTTATGATTTTATATATCATCCAATACAAGAAAATTGATGCTATTAATGCTATGCTTATAACCACATAATTTAATATATGCTTAGGTAATTTCAACAATATTACAAAAAATATGACAAATGACAATATGAATGCTATTGTTTTAAGATGTATTTTTAGTGATTCAATCATCTGCACTTGTATATGTTTTCACCTGGTTTGCCATACATTTTCAAATAGTAATCTTCACACATACTGCATCCACCTCTCTCACCTACTATATATGCATTTGTAATTTGTGTTCTTTCCATATCTTTAGCCATTTCCCAGATTGCATCTTCAATGATAATATCATTCTTTTCTAGAATCTCTTTCATCTTAATTTCTAGCCAATTGACTGCAGTTTGTTTTTTATCCATATATATATATAATAATATTTAATCTAGAGAATAGATCCTGAACCAAAAGGGAATGAGAATATCCTACTGACTTTCACCTCAGCAGTCACTCCCTTTTAGATGCTAAGACAATCAATCTGTCGAATGAGTCCCTCACCTTCAAGTTTCAAAGTATCACCGATGACCTTTGACCTGGACACTACTTTAACGAGATAGTCGGCTCTCGTGATGGTCTTACGGCTTTGTCCTTAATGCTACCGCTGCGCTTTGCCATCATCCCCTTGTAACGCTACTCTTTTTACCCAAGCGTATTTACACCGCCAATAAAAAGAGAATCCCCCAATCGTTATAACTGTTCAAGGTTAAAGCGAAAGGGGGAAATATTAACTACCTTGAACACTACAAAGATAGTGATTCAGTGCAATGGTTGCCTTAAAAGTTAATCGTTAGTTTTAAACAATTCGACTATTGTCATTGCCAAAACAACTGGCCAACAAAATGCAGTGAATAGCATACCCATAATGTTCTCAACTGTAAAACGTAGGGTTTGCTTTAGGATCATCACGGCCATCAGTCCAATAAGTAATAAGGCGGTCAGTAAATAACACGTAAAACAAAAATGTAGCAGGCTCATCATACTCCTGATTTTCTTGGTTTTCTTCCACGTTTTTTAGGTTGTGGGGTTTCTTCTGATGTAAGTAGCACCTCTTCCCTTTTTAGTTGGTTATTGAGTTCGCTAATGATTTTATTGATGCAAGGAACGCAGCTACTCGTTTTGGTATTCGTTCCCTTCATCAAGGTATCAAGTTGCGTTAATAGCTTTCTATTGCCATCAGATAACACATTGGTGCGCTTTACCTCATCAACTAAAGCTTTGGCTTGTTCTACCAATTCAGCATCTACAATCTTTGGCCATTTGCCTGCAGGACAATCCGCAAAGGTCATTTTTGTTTTAAGGTCAAGGAAACAACCACACGGTTTGAATGTGACACCATCCAGGGTGACTGGTTGGGAGAATGGGTTTAACTTATTTAATGGCATTCCACAAGTGCGAGTTGTGGAATTGTATACCGGGCATTCAATGCAGATATGCATCCGTTCATTTGCCATTTGCATTATCTTATTTATCATATGACTATTGCTTTTCTTATTTCGTTTTTAGCATATTTGACAAAGTTATAAAGTGCTTTCTTTGGTATTCCAGTCTCATCGGATAACGTTTGATAGCTGAAATCATTTAAGGCATACAAGTAAAAGACTTCACGCTCCAACATTGGTAGCCGTGAAATCAAAATATCAAGTTGTTCATTGGTTATGCGATCACCTAACCACACCTCCACACTTTCAAAATCTCTTAGTTGTGATTCTGTTGGTTCATCAGACATCTGATTAAACTTGCGAATGGTGTTATGGTAATGACTTCTATTTGACCAGTGCGCTATCTTAAGTGCGTGGTTAATGTAATGCTCTGAATTCTTTATAGTTGATTTGTTTTCAAAAATGCATAGTAGCGTATCGTGAAGCAAATCATCTGCCTCGTAGATGTTGCCACCACATAAGTTAATGGCTAACCTTCTATGCTGATCATATTGCGCCCTTGAAATAATCATCTATAATTTTTTGAGCTGCCTCAAATCCTTTTACATAAGTAGCATAATAACCCCTTTTGTTCAGTTCTTTGATCCATTCCTTTTGCTCCTTTGACACCACACCCTTTTCGGTTTTGACTTCAATGAATAGGCCAAAGTATGTTCCAATTGGCTCACATATTTGAAGATCGGGAAATCCTTTCACGTAACCTGTGGCCTTCATCTTGATGGCTTGTTTCATCGATGTGAACATACCACCCGCTGATGCGCAATAAAGTGCTTGTGGATACTGCATCTTGATGTATTGGATAATGGATTGCTGCAATCCTGCCTCACCTGCGAAGGGTTTTTTCGCTCGTGGCTTCATACTATGTAGAATTTTACCTTTCACGTGACTAATTTAACACGCATTTTTGATATTCATATAAAAAAAATTGCATCTTGAAACCCGCATAAACATTGAAAAACTAAAAATATTTTAATTTTTTTCTTGACAAATCAAAATTTATTTATACATTTGTCAAACAAACAACGAAAAAAACAAACACAATGAAAACAGCAAACAAAATCTTTTGGAATCTTAGAAAGTTTGAAGTGGAATATCTTTACACTGACAACGGTAACTTTGCATCTATCAAAGAAGATGGAAAACAAATCTGGAGTATATATGCTCACACTGAAAGAACCTTAAATTCACAAGTTACCAAATGGTGCAAAGCTAATTGGTTCTAAAAATAAAAAGAGGGGTGCGGCTCTACAACGCACATCACTAAACAACAAACAACTAAAAAAAAACATTATGTATCAAGTACACATTAAAAACGATGCTGAGGCAACCGTTCACAATTTTGAAACACTCCAAGAGGCAAATGGATTTATTTTGGTCTATGCTGCTGAGAATGATTTAACTTATGGTAGTGATGGCGATGGATGGGTTTTCGCTTGTGATAAATCAAATGACCCTACATTAGAAGCTTTTATATTTCAAGTGATATGAAGATGGAAAAGAAATGGATTATCACTTGCTCACCTGATGAGTTGACAATGATAACTTGCGCCGTTAAGTATTGGAATGAGCGTCAACAAAATTCATCATTTAGCATTGAGCAAAGAAAAGAAGTTGAAGACACAATTAATAAAGCGCAATACAAATGGGAACTGTAAATTTAACCTACCCACGCAAGTTCATTTGCGTACAATCTGCGAGTTATCCAAAGGAGCAACTTGACTTCAACGCAATTGCTCAACACATTGCAGATGCCTCACCTCGCAAACCATTTGAACGGATGGAGGCTCTCCTAACTGAAAAGACTTACAAGAAATGAGTTGGCAGTATTGGAGTGAATATGAAAGCGGTAAGCCTTACTCATATGCTCAAAACAAAAGAGCAGAAAGAGAGTTGGAACTTGGAAGGCAAGTGACCATTGCATACAAAGGTAAGCCAGTTCACATCAGCACATTCGAGGAAAGTCACATAGAAGAACAATATCAAAAACAACATAAATCAAGTAATATGAAAACAAGTAAAATCAAGTCCATCCAAAATGATGGCACGTGGAATGACCTCTTTAAGTTCGAGGTTCAAATGGAAAACGGAGACGTTGGGGGATGCTTCGCCAAGACACAAATTCCAACTTGGAAAGTAGGAGATGAGAAAAGCTATGAGTACACGCAAAAGGGCAAGTATTGGAACATCAAATTTTTAGCAGATGCCAAACCAGCATGGACTGGTGGCGGTGCTACCAAGTCTTATGGCAAAAGTCCCGAAGATAAAGCAGACATCGCACGTGCAGTAGCTTTGAAGGCAGCCGTTGACTTGCACAAAGGTGAAGGTGAACCAATGGAAAAGCAGATAGGTATTATTTGCGCAACTGCTCAAGCATTTGAAATCTATTTGACCACTGGCGACAATCCGTACAAAGATGCGATAATGGATGGTAAAATGTCAAACGCTGATGATCTCCCTTTTTAAGGGGGGTTATCACCTTTGATGACCCGAAAAAATTATTTAACTATTTAAGAAAACATTATGAGACGAAAAATGATCAGTAATAAAAGCGTTTTGCACAAAAGAATAATTGAAGTATGCAATTACGTTAATTCAAATAAAGTATATAATCCAACAATTGTAGCACGTCAATTAAAAATGGCCAGTTGGCATATGCAAATCTTGAAAGATTTAGGTGTTATTTATAAAGTGGATAAACAATATTTTGCAATGAAAAAAATACATCAATCAAAATTAGATGAATTTATAAGTTCAGCAAAAAGATATCGAATGAAAAATTTTAAGAGTAATCAACCAACTTTATTTACCAAAACAAAAGTAAAGGTTGAGCCAAAGAAAGTAGTTACTATTGAACCAAAGAAGGTAACAACTCGCAAAAGACCAACGCTTGGAATTATCCAACGCTTCAAAGTATTATTCACTGGAAAAATTTAAGATATGAAATTTAGAACACTAATCAAAACCCATTTCGCCAACACGCAAGAGTTTGCAAGGGCAATGGAAGTGACTTGGCCAACTGGTCGCAAGTACGAAAGCTATCCGCTAACGATGTCAATACACCACATCGAAAAGCTTTCAAAGTTAATCAACGTGGACAAATGTGAACTCATTGAATTGGCGGTTGCTGAAAACGAAAACGAACACGAACCTCAAATTTACTGCAATGAATGATCTATTGTTAAAAGTCATTGACAATATGCGAGTTCAAAGTAAAAGTCAATTTAGAAACTTGCGTGAATTGTTAAACTCCCAACTAATCCCCGAACTCATCAAAAACTTAGATGAGTTAGTGGACAAATTCGATAGCCAAAAAACATTGAACGACATCCTTTACCAGTGTTGCGAAGAGGTGTATGGGGTTAGTCCTGAAGATATCCACGAAAAATCTCGCAAAAGAAACATTGTTGATGCACGTGGTATGTTTATCACCTTCCTTTTTTTAGCGGATGGAAATTTAACTTGGCAAAGGATTGCTCAACAATTTGATCAAGACCACGCAACCGCTATTCATTGCACTCGAAAGTTCTGCGAGTTATATGGAACGGATGGTGAGTATCAATTCAATGCGAATCAATTTTTTGAGACATTGGAGAAATATGGCTATAATTGCAACGAAACTAAAAAACTTTTACAATATGGACAACCATACTTTAATCTTAAAGGTACAGTCACTCGAAGAAAGGATAGCAAGATTGGAACAACTCCTGCTAACAAAATCGAAAGAATGTCGTTTCATTGTGCCATCTCTTGAGGAGGTAGCTGACCACTTCCTTGAAAAGATGCCACACGCAACTTCAGAGGATGCGCTCAATTTCGCTGATGTTTTTATATCGCACTATACTAACACTGGGTGGAAGTACGGCAAGAATAAGATGAAAGATTGGAAAGCTGCGATGCGTTCCGCTTGGGACTTAACGAAATTTATAACTAAAAATAATCACAATGACACAATTGGCAGAATACAACGGACAAGCCTACAACAATGGCTTGACTCCTAACGAGAAAGCTTATTTGCAGGCGCAAAAGCAAATCAATCTTGGCGATTGCACACTCTCAATTTTTAAGCAAACATTGTCTTATGGAATCGTGCTATATGGCATCAAGACTTTACCTTCTGATGAGGAAACAAATCTTCTTTATGGTGTAATTCAAGGACACTATCGATACGTTACAATTGGTGAGTTGGCACTTGCTTTCCAACTCAATGCAGTTGGTCAAGATTGGCCACGTGTGGAATGCTTTGGACTTATGTCAGTTGCGTTTCTTTCTGATGTACTTAAACAGTATTCAGAATACAAGATGAAAATGAATTTGGCTATTGATAAGAAGAAACAAAAGCTATCCATACCTGCACCATCTATTGAAGAATCCACTCCAGTTGATTGGCTACAAATGTTCACTGAAGATGTCCAAATGTGGAAAGAAAACAAACGTGACTACGTTTTAATGTTAGCACCAATGAAGCTACGCAAGTTGTACGAATTAGGCGCATACACGGATAGCACGTGGAGCGATGACGAGTGGAAAAGATGGCAATTTATGGCATACAAAAAGACACTGGATGCAAATCAAATGAGTGACTATAAATTTAAGCGACTTGATAAGCTATCCAAAGACCGTATCAAAGAAGATTATCAAGCTGAACTTTCGAGGCTCGTATATGCTGATATAATGGACAGTCACATATTGCAACAAAAAGCAAAGGAGAAGTTATGACTTTTTGCGGATGCGATGTAAAGAAAAAAGATTCTTTCAAGTGCACTGGGTGTAATGAAAGTTTTTGTGGAAAGCACATTTATTATTACATAGATGAAGCCAATATTGCGATCACTCGAAATTCAAAACCCTATTGTGAACGTTGCTATAAATTAAAATACAAATGAAAATCGAATACAACGCAAAGCAAATGCAGGCTCTTGATGCGCTCTCAAAAGATTGCGACATTCGTCAAGTATTGTACGGTGGAGCTGCATCAGGCGGCAAGTCGTTTCTTGGTTGCGATTGGCAAATTAAAAGACGGTTAAAGTACCCAGGTACACGTGGCCTAATTGGCCGTGCTGAATTAAAGAAGTTGCGATTAAGTACAATGCAAACTTTCTTTGAGTTGTGCGCTCACCATAATTTGATTGCAGGAAAACATTACAACTACAATGGACAAGACCACGTGATAACTTGGTTCAATGGCAGCCAAACGATACTGATGGATTTAGCAGACACTCCATCGGATCCCGAATTCCAAAGGTTCGGTTCTATTGAATTAACGGATTACTTTGTAGACGAGGCGGGTGAAGTGAGTGAGAAATGCGTTAATATATTGGCATCAAGGGTGCGTTATAAGCTAATCAATGACAAACCCAAAGGACTGCTAACCTGCAACCCTCACAAAGGATGGCTTTATCGTGAATTTTTTGATGCCAAACGTAGTGGACTAATTAGGTCAGACCGTGAATTTATCCAAGCTTTACCAACTGACAACCCGCACGTGTCACCAGTCTATCTTGAATCTCTTTTATTACTGCCTGAAGTGGATAGAAAAAGGCTTTTGGAAGGGGATTGGGATTACGATGAGACGAAAGATAGATTATATGAGTACGATGATTTGTTAAGATGTTTCCGCACACCTGCCAATTCAAACGTTGATAAATTTATAACTGCCGACATTGCTCGAATGGGTGACGATAGGACAGTTATAGTTGTGTGGAATGGGTTACACGCTGAAACATTTGTAGTCTTGAAACACAAACCTATTAATGAGGTT